GTTCTCCATGCTATTTACCCAGAAAGGCGCGATGAGATTTACTCAGCAGCGCCGCCGGAGGGCGAATATGGCGAAGGAGACGGGAGCAGTCAGATCTTGTGCGTCGAAGCTTGGCACTTACCTAGTGGTAAGGACGCCGGAGATGGACGCCACGCTATTTGCATTGATGGCGCTACGTTGCTCGAAGAACCGTATGAGCGCCCTTACTTTCCGTTCGTGTTTATCAGATGGACTGAACGTCTTCTCGGCTTCTACGGGCAAGGACTCGCTGAACAACTAACCGGGATACAGCTAGAAATTAATAAATTGTTGTTTAATATCCAGGAGCAGATGCACCTAGCAAAACCAAAGGTATTTGTTGAGGCTGGGTCAAAGATTGCAAAAGCGCATTTAAACAACGAGACATGGGGCGTTATCGAGTATCGGGGCACCCCGCCGCAGTTTTTTGTTCCTAGAACTGTATCGGGGGAAATATTCTCTCACCTGGACAGGTTGTTTAACCGGGCCTATGAGATTACAGGTATCTCCCAACTTGCTGCGCAAAGTCTCAAACCTGCGGGTCTGGAGTCTGGCGTTGCTCTGCGTGAGTACAGCGACATCGAGACTGAGCGTTTTATGATTACGGCGCAGCAGTATGAGCGCGTGTTCCTAGACGCTGCGCGTCAAATGATTGATATTGCCCGAGAAGCTGCTGAGCGCGGCGATAACTTTGAGGTAATTAGTCACGGCGACAAATTTATTGAGAAGATAAAGTGGAAAGATATTAATCTTAAAGACGACCAGTACGTCATGAAGATTTACCCAACTAATCTTCTGCCAACAACCCCTGCCGGTAAACTGCAAAAAGTCATTGAAATGCTTCAGGCCGGAATGCTTTCGCAGCAAGAGGCCCGTGGTCTTTTGGATTATCCTGATATTGCAGCGGTAAACAACATGGCAATGGCCGCTTACGATGACATAATGCAGCAAATCGAGCAGATGCTGGAGCACGGCATTTACTCGCCACCTGAGCCTTTTACTGACTTACCTTTGGCAATGCGCATGGTGCGCTCTGCTTACCTAAAGGCCAAGGTAAATAAAGTGCCAGAAGAACGCCAGGACCTCCTGCGCCGATTCCTCGAGGATTGCGTGTCTTTGATTGGTCGAATGCAGGCAGAGGCCCAAAAAGCTCAGGCTGCGGCCCAGGCTCCGGCACCTGGCATGGGAAGCCCTGAAGGGATGGTTGCGCCTACCGGCGCCACACCGGCAGCAATGAGCGAACAAATGATGGCTGAAGAAGCCGCAGCACCGCAAGGGGCTGAGCAAGCAATTCCAATGTAGGAGACATTATGAGTGAAGAAACACAAGAAGTCGCAGTAGAAACTGAAGTTGCAGCAGAAACAGTTACAGAAGAAACACCGGCAGCAGAGGCGCCGGTAGAAGAAAAAGGCCCAGGACGCTCAGAATACGTCACTCATTTTGCTGCTATAGCAAAAAAAGAGGCTGCGCTACGGGATGTAGCTAAACAAGCCAAGGCAACTCAGGCAGAGAATGAACAGTTAAAAGCTGAAATTCAAGCGATAAAAGACGCTAGAAAACTTGCGCAAACAAACCCTCTTGAGTTTTTGAAGAGTAACGGCGTAAGCATAAAAGACCTGTTACATCAGGATATTAACGGCGAATTGCCTGCTGAAAGCGTGATGCAGCAAAAGCTCGACGCACAAGCAAGACAAATTGAAGAGCTAATTAATGCTCAAAAAGAAAAAGAAGAGGCCGCTACAAAACAAAAAGAAACCACTGAGTGGAACTCCTTTGTTGACCAAGTTTCAAAATTCGTGGACAATGAACCAAAGTATGAGCTTTTACGTGCCGGAAACATGCAGTGGATGGTACCGCAGCTTATGCGTGATTTCTACGAGAACAACGGCCGTGAAATAACGGCGGCCCAAGCGGCAGACCTTGTAGAAGAAAGTCTTGAAGAATCGCTGGAGAACTACTTCAAGGCCGAAAAGTTGCAGAAGAAATATGGGCTCTCGCAGCCAACATCGGAGTCGCAGGAAACGCCGGTTGATGACGCAGTAGAAGCTGCGCCTGTAAAAAAGGCTCAGAAAAAACCAAAGACACTGACAAATCAACTTGCTATGGGGGCGAGCGAGAAAGACACTGGTATGTTATCTCGCGAAGAATCCCTGGAGCGTATCGCCCGCATGATTGAAGCAGGGCAAGCGAGATAAATTATGGCTACTGGAGAACCATTAGGAATTTTAACAACGGATAACGGTGTTAATAACCTTTTAAAAGAACACTACAAAGCTGAGCGCGTTAAGGCTATGACGTATGAGCATAACCCGCTCTATGCTCTTATGCCAAAATACGAAAAATTTGGCGGTGACGGGATGCCCGTTCCGCTTATCGTTACCGGCCCACAGCGTCGCAGCGCTACCTTTGGCACCGGGCAGGCAAACACATCAACGTCCGTTATGCGTCAATTCTTTTTGACACGGGTAAAAGATTACTCATTCGCGGCGATTGAACATGAGGCAATTCGTGCTTCTGCTGGCAATGCTGACGCTTTTGTTCGCTATGCAAGCAATGAAATTGATGGCGCTATTCACTCTCTGAAGCGCTCTCTTGCAGTTGCCATGTACCGAGACGGCTCTGGCCAAATTGGAACAATTAACAGCAGTAACCCTGGTGACGGTGATACATCTTTTACGCTGGCAACTCCTGCCGACATTGTTAATTTTGAAGTTGGCATGGACATCGTTTTTGCTGCCGATGGTACTTCGGCCCTTCGATCTGGCGGCGCAGAAACAATCACCGCAGTTGACCGCGTAGCTGGCACAATTTCATGCACTGCTTTGCATGCTGACGTTGCATCAGGTGATTACGTCTCGGCGAGTGACCGATTAAAAATTCGTGGTCTTGAGGCGTGGGTGCCTGAGTCCTCAAGTACGCTTACAGCTTCTGCGACTAAGACTCTGTTTGGAGTTGACCGAAGCGTTGATACTACCCGTTTGGGTGGTAACCGGTTTGATGGATCTGCTTTGCCGATTGAAGAAGCTCTTATCGAAGGCGCTTCTTTGGTTGCTCGCGAAGGCGGGGCACCTGACCATATCTTTATGGACTTTGCTAGTTACTCAAACCTTGAGAAAGCTTTGGGCTCCAAGGTTCAGTACGACAAGGTTTCCACCAGTGACGCAAGCATTGGTTTTGATGCACTTGTACTGAACGGGCCTCGTGGTCACATGAAGGTTATTCCTGACCACAACGCGCAGCCAAACGTCGCATGGATGCTTCAGATGAACACCTGGACTCTTAACAGCCTTGGTGCCGCAGTAAGCATTCTTGACCTTGATGGTCAGAACATGCTTCGCGTGACGGACGCAGATGCGTACGAAACACGTATTGGTTTTTACGGTAACGTTTCTTGCAACGCACCTGGTTACAACTGCCGCGTTAAATTGGCATAATTCGGACTCACTGAAGGGAGATTGAGTTATGGCGAGTAGAGATTTTAAAGCAGTAAAAGCGCTTGAGCGGGCTGTAGTTATTATTGGTGGACGTGTTGCGTTTACCGATGGCACAATGACCGGGGTGTCTGAAGGTTCTGGCTTCACATGCTCCAACATTAGCTCCGGTGTTTTTACAATTACACTTGATGATAAGTACAGTGACCTTTTGTACTGCGCGGCACACGTTGTTGGCACAGGTGGTCCTGAGCGATACATTGAGCTAACGGCGCATGATGTAAATGGCGCAAAAACACTGTCATTTGTTTGTAATGACCAGAGCGACAACGACGTTACTGGGGATTCTGACAATGACCAGGAAATTCAATTCATTGCATTCCTGAAAAATAGCAGTGTGACTTAATATGAAAGCTAACGGACTATCAGTTCTTGTCTTGGAAAAGGCAAAAAAGAAGTTTTCGGAGTCGGATGATTCTGATGACGGAAAAATTGCCATGCAAGAGGCTTCAAAAAAAGTTCACTCGGCTTTTAAGGGTGATGACTCAGACGCGCTTGGCCAAGCACTAGGCGAGTTTTTTGACATTTACTCTAATCAGTCAAGAGATTGAGTTTGGAGGGGGGCTTCGGCCCCCTTCTTTTTAGGGGGAAGCTGTGGCTACATTTACAGAGGCAACCTTAAGAAGTCGTGCCCGTCGAATGGCGGATATGGAAAACTCTACTTTTGTTAGCGACGCAGAGATTCGGGATTATATTAACTCGGCCTATGCTGAGCTCTATGACCTCATAATTGAAAAATATGAGGATTACTACGTTAAGACAGATACCGCTATGGACCTGTCATCTAGCGATACACACAACTTGCCTGATGATTTTTACAAGGCGCTCGGGGTAGACCTGGATGTTGGTGGCAGCATTTACAGCTTGAGAAACTACACTTTCCAGGAGCGAAACCGGCATAGGGCTACGCTTTACTCGGGGGAGCGTTTGTTCGCAGAAACCCAGTATCACATTCAGGGTTCTAAGATTAAGTTTATCCCGTCCAATGGTTCGGGGTCGGCAACGCTTCATTACATCCCTGTAGCAGACCAAATAAACGACAGTGATACTTCACAATTTACTTCGATTATTCCTGGCTTTGAAGAGTACATCTGTTTAACTGCTGCAATTTCTTGCTTGATGAAAGAAGAGTCAGACGTGCAAATGCACATGGCTCGCAAGGAAATGCTTAAGCAAAGGATTGAAAGCGCTGCCGGAAAACGCAACGCCGGAGACTCGTACTCTATAGCAGATGTATCTATTGGAAGGCCGTATCACTTTACAAACACCGGCATTTGAGAGGTAAGCAATGCCTTCGCGCTTATCACCAGCATTAGAAGCCTTGCGCACCGGCTTTGACCGAGAGCAAAAGGACGTTGGTAACGCGGAAGCACTGCGCTCAATACGAGATGTTGAGTTGCTTGAGGGCAAGCTTCTTAAAGACCAGGAAATTACAAGCGGCACCGTTTTAATCAGGCACAACTTGGAAAGAGAGTACCGTGGTTTTATTCCTGTAAAACCTCTTGGCGGGCACATTGTTCACGAGGACTCTGCTTCGTCTGCAAATAAAACCCAGTACCTGCCCCTGAGGTTATCTGACGACGCTGACATTGTTCACATCTACGGCAAAGCGACAATCGATGGCAGTGGTGACCCAACACTGGTTACGTCAGATGGCTTTAGTGCTGGCGTTAAGTCTATTGCTAAATCAGCTACCGGCACCTACACGATTGTTCTGGGCGAGGAACTTTTTGACGTGGCAACCTATGACCAGTTTCGGTTTGGTGAGATTTCCGTATTGAGCTCAACTGCTGACGATATACGAGGCCAAGTGGCCACAGAAACCGTAGCAACAGATGGGACAGTAAAGATATACACTTTAACAGGAGCAACAAAAACAAGCCCTGCGTCTACCTCTGTTTTGCTTTTTCACTTTGTGCTAGAAAAAGCCGTAACTTTAAAAACGGATTTGTGGGTGTTCTGATGCCTCTGAAGAAGCAAGTTGTCACTATGCCTTTTGCGAAAGGCTTAAATGAAAAGCTCGGAGACGGCGTCGTTCCTTTGGGGGACCTTACCCTGGCTGAGAACGTTTCGTTTGACAAGGCGGGGCAACTTGTAAAAAGAGGTGGGTTTAGAAAAGAAAACAACGGTGTAGCGTTTAGCGATTCTTCTCTTGGTACTTCACTTTCGGATGCAAACTTTGGCTCATCGCTTCACAACACTATGGTTATCTCGGGGCAAAAAAGACTTTTTGCCAGGATGTCTTCTGGCGCATCTGACCGGTACTATGACGCAGGGGCACTTATTCCTTGTGAGCAGGAAAACCGATTCCTAAATCGAGACGGTTCTTTTAAGCACGGCCCTGCAAAAGTAGGTTACATCTTTAACTCATCAACAGCAGCCATTGCTGTTGTCGCCTATACGCAGGTCTCTGCTGATAACCCCGCTACTTACTTTGTTGTGGGAGAGGTTAGGGACGCCGTCACAACTAAGCTTTTGCACCGTGAGATTATCGACAGCTACACTATTACCGCCACCAGCTCTTCAGCTGATGCGCTTTACGATACCCCCGACCCTCACGTTTGTGTCTTGGGCACAAAAGCATTTATTGTTTACTTGGACACTGGAGGCAGCCTGTCTTATTCTGGGATATCTGTAGCTACCCCGATAAGCGCTGGTCAAACTCTTGCCTTTTCTAGTCCGGCTTCGCTTGGTTTTTCTATAGACGCCGACAAGCCCATCTGGGACTGCGATGTTGCCACGTCGGAAGGCAATGCAACGGTGGCAAGTCATACGTCAGGAAAGAATACTGCCGGTTGCATTGTTGTTGCTGGTCTTGTTGCTAACTCAGGCGGTACCGATGGCGATATTCGGGTGGGTTACTTTACCAACGCATCTGCGGCGGCAACGGTTACACTGGTGGCTGTAACAGGTAGCACCGGGACAATAACTTACTCAGGCACAGGTGGGACAGGCAGTAGCGACGAAGCTGTTCCTGACGCAACGTCTACAAGCGCAATTACTGGCTCGATAAATGTCACGGCCTTAAATGAAACAAACGCTATGGCAGGTCCCTTAAACGGGCAGATCTTAATTACGAGCAATTATGACAATAGCGGCCCAAAGATTGAATTTAAGTTGCTTGAGCATGACTTAACTGTTGACGCAAACATGGTTGCTAATACCGCTGGCGTTGCTCTTCGAAGTACGGCTTGGCGAGAATCTGATAGCCTTATTAGAGTTGCCCTGGAGTATGCTGAACACCCTGCGGCAAGCGGTTCAAAGACTAGTTTTAGACCAAGTGACCATCGAATAATTTCTTTTGAGATGAATCGGACAGGCAACCAAACCAGCTTGGCCAATGAAACGGTAGTAGCCTACAATTGTAGTTTAATTTCTGAGTCATTTACTCATGACAGTGAGCGCTATCTTTGCGTGTCTTTTACTTGTGGCCGAAGAAACTCTTTGAGCGGAAACTTGTTTACCCTCAAGGCTCCTCCAACAGGGACGACAACGGAAAAGTGGACACCCGTAGCTGCGGGCTCAACCGGTGAGCAGCCTGTAAACTTTACCTCTGACCACCAGTCTGGTCTCGAGAGTAGTCTTCATTTGTTCAGAAGTATCTCGAGGGTAACAAACACATCTGGTGCAATATTTTCTTTTGGGGCAAACCGGTTTACTGGCCTGAATGGTATCTCAACATCATCAAGCCAAGACATTACTGAAGAAATCCATAGTGTTTCTTTAGTTTCGTTA